CTCCATTGGGTCTGCCAGCAGTTCTTGGATCGCAAGTTCTGGTTCTGTCACCAGCTTGACTGGCGGGGACGGGCTTACCCGGTCACCTACTACCTGAGTCCCCAAGGGTCCGACTACGTCAAGGCTCTCCTGACGTTCGCCTCGGGTGCTCCTGTGGAATCTGTGTCGGCCAAGAGAGCCCATGCGGTCCATGGGGCCAACATGTGGGGCATGGACAAGATGACCTTCGAGGATCGGGTCACTTGGGTCCAAGACCATGAGGCATGGCTCCGAAGCATCGCCCAGGATCCCTTGGACTGTCGGGATTGGGAGGGAGCCGCATCTCCTTGGCAGTTCTTGGCCTGGGCGATCGACCATGTAGCCATCCTAGACAACCCGCTGCATGTGTCCACCCTCCCGATCCAGCAGGACGCTACGCAGTCAGGCATCCAGATTTACTCTCTACTGCTTAGAGACACTGGTGGAGCGAAAGCTACGAACGTCATACCGTCAGAGAAACCGCAGGATCTCTACGGGCTGGTCGCTACCGAGCTAGAGAACAAGTTGTTGGCCGTCTCCAAGTCTGACTCCCCCAACGCCCGGATGGCCAAGGCGTGGCTTGAGTTCGGCATTGATCGGAAGTGCTGCAAGAGACCTGTGATGACTCGGGTCTACAACGCGACCCGCCACAGTGCCCGCAACTACGTCCAAGAGTGGGCAGAGGAGAAGCAGCAGGAGACCGGCAGATTGATCCCCCGCAAGGAGAACGAGGATGAGAAACCCTTTTGGTTTCTCACACAGGCTCTGTGGGACTCCATGTCTTCTATCATCTCTTCCACGACTCGGGGGCAAGACTGGTTTAGCCAAGTCGCTTCTCTCTTTGCCGACAGGAGCTTGCCCATCTTGTGGACGAACCCCTTGGGTATGCCCATCAAGCAGTGGTATAGCGACTACAGCAGCTACTGTGTCCGCACCCGTATTGGAGAGAAGTTCCGACAGGTCGGCCTGAGGTCTTCTACAGGCAAAGTGGACCGCAGAAAGATGCGCTCCGCATTCGCTCCCAACTTTGTCCACAGCTTGGACGCTGCGGCCATGATGAGGACTATGGTCTTAGCGAAGGATCTTGGGGTCCAGAACGTGTCATGTAACCACGACTCGTTTGCGTCTGTTGCTGCTGATAGCCCTGCATTGGCTGAAGCAACTAGAAAGTCCTTTTATGAGTTGTTCTCTAACGATGTCCTTGCTAATTTGCAAGCAGAGTTGGTGAGACAGCTACCTTACGATGCTGTGCTTCCTGATCTCCCGGGATACGGAGACCTGGATGTTTCTATGGTTCTGAAGTCACCATACTTTTTTAGCTAATATGCAAAACCAACCTCGGTTTACGTCCCCTGTGGGGGTTCTTGGTTTCCCTTCGGCTATCCATGAGCCGGACAGCAAGTTCGCTGATGACACGGACCCCAACGATCTGGGGGACTACAAGGCTCGTCTCTATCTGGAGGGAGAGGACGCCAAGGCTTTCGAGAAGACGTTGGCCGACATCTGGGAAGAGTTCTACGCCGAAGCTCTTAAGGAGAGCGGCAAGAAGTCGCTAAAGGTGGACCCTGATCTCCTGCCGTGCTTCGAGGAAGTGGATGACGACGATGAGCCCACAGGTCGCTTGGGTTTCCGCTTCAAGCTCAAGGCTCGGGTCAAGAAGCGTGACGGGACGTATTTCGACCAGCGCCCCAAGGTCTTCGATACGTCCAACCAGTTGATCCGTGAGGTGCCCAACATTGGTGTGGGTTCCCAGGTCAAGATCGCTGGGCGCTGCAAGCTCTGGAGGAACCCCAGCAAGATCGGGATGACCCTGTGGCTGGAGGGTGTTCAACTCCACAAGTTGGTTGAGGGCGGACAAGGGTCCAGCGCAGATACCTTCGGTTTCACCGGGGAGGCCAACGGCTTCACCGATGAGTCGTCGGGGTCTGACTTCTGATGATTGAGTTGCGGCTTCCAGTGAATCCGGTGCCGTGCCCCCGTCCACGGATGACCCGTGCGGGGCGGATTTACTATCCGAGAACCTACAACAAGTTTAAGCGGGAAGTCGCAACTGTTCTGCCCGGTTGTCTTTTTGATGCCGGGCTACACCGAAAGCTGGAGGGGCCGCTGTTGGTCAAGGTGGCTCTTCTGGTTCAGCGTCCAAAGCAGACAAAGCTGAGTTATCCGATGCCGGATATAGATAACTACTGCAAGTCTGTTTTGGACGCACTTAATGGATACGCTTGGACTGATGACACCCAGGTAGTCGAACTGGAAGCCACCAAGTCTTGGAACGATCCTGGTGAGCCTGGAGAGATCCAAGTCATCATTGAAGCTCTACATGCCTGAGTCCCAGCTTCTTCATAAGGGTCCCTGCATTGCTTGCCAGAGCAGTGACGCCTGTGCGGTCTACGATGACGGACACGCTTACTGCTTTAGTTGCAACACGCACTTCCCCGGATCCGAGGCACCTGCGGAAGCAAAGCCAGAGACGACGGCAGCAGCGGGACTACTTCAGGTTCTCTACAGCGCGATCCCCAAGAGAAAGATCAGCCTAGATGTAGCTCGTAGCAACGGGTATGGGACAGCCAAGTGGAACGGGCAGGCTGTTCAGGTTGCAGAATACTGCAACGACAAGGGTGAGGTCGTTGCCCAAAAGGTCAAGACAGCGGACAAGCGGTTCACCATCTTGGGTGACGCGAAGCAGATGCGCCTGTGGCCCATGCACCGCTTCAAGCCGGGTGGCAAGCGGCTGCTGATTACTGAAGGAGAGACGGACCTTCTGGCATGGCAGAGCCTGCCGAGCCAACAGAACCGCTGGCCCGCAGTGTCAGTCCCTAACGGGGCTCCAGCAGCCCGCAAGGCTATCGCCAAGTGCTTGGACTTTGTGGAGTCCTTTGAGGAGGTAGTCCTCTGCTTTGACAACGACGAGGCTGGTCGTGCGGCTGTAGACGATGTCTGCAACCTACTGACCCCCGGCAAGGTCAAGGTCATGCAGTTGCCGGTCGGCTGCAAGGACATCTGTGAGGCCGTGCAGAACGGCGAGTCTGCTGCGCTGCAAGAACTCTTCTGGGCTGCTAGCATGAAGCGCCCTGATGGCATCGTGGGCAGCGAGGAGATCCTAGAGGCTCTCCTGAAGAAGCCGGATCCAGGCGTGGAGTATCCCTGGGAGGGGTTGACTCACATGTTGCACGGGCTTCGCCGCAAGGAACTGGTGACGTTGACTGCGGGGACCGGCGTGGGCAAGTCGAGTGTCGCTGGTTTGATCGCGCACAGCTTGGTCAAGAAGGGCATCCGCATTGGCTACATCAGCTTGGAGGAGAGCCTAGCTCGAACGGCAGAGCGTCTGGTCAGCGCAGAACTAGGCAGGCCGTTGCACCTGAGTCGAGAGGGTGTGACAGATGAACTCCTAGAGTCTACGTGGCGGGGGGTCTTTGATGAGCAGGTTGTCATCTTCAATCACTTCGGCTCCATGGATGCCGAGGGACTGACGCAGCGTGTCAAGTATATGCGGGTGGCCGAGGGCGTAGACTTTGTCTTCGTCGATCACCTCAGCATCCTAGTGTCTGGCTGGGGGGATGGGGATGAGCGCCGTCTGATTGACAACGTGATGACAGAACTCCGTTCGATCTGTGAGCAGACCGGCGTGGGCATGGTTCTCATCAGTCATCTGCGGAGCCCCACTCAGGGAGAAAAGGCTCACGAGGAGGGGGGACGACCCAAACTAAACCAACTGAGGGGGCCTAAGGCTATCAGTCAGCTTTCTGATGCGGTCATTGCTATCCAGCGCGACCAGCAGGGAGATGACCCTCATACTAGCGAAGTTGTAGTTCTCAAGAACAGATTCAGTGGGCGCACGGGTCTGGCTTGTAAGCTGCGTTACGATGTCGATTCTGGTCTAATGCAAGAGGTCTCTGATGAACTTGAAGAAACTGAGTGTCCTTTCTAGTGCGATCTACTTTGATTTGGAGACGGATGGGCTTCTGGATGAAGTTACTAAGATTCATACGATCGGTATGTCTATTCCTGATGCTGCGGCTACGACAACCGGGCCAGGGCAAGATGCAATAGACCATGCTCTCGGTATGCTAGAGAGTGCTGATGTTATCATTGGTCACAACATCATCGGCTATGACATCCCGGTTATTCAGAAGCTGTATCCTGGTTGGAAGCCTAGCGGCTATGTGCTGGATACCACAGTCCTAGCCCGTCTGGCCTACCCGCACCTCAAGCAGATTGACTACACCCGCTCCCCCAACGGTCTACCCCGCAATCTCTACGGGAGTAACAGCCTAAAGGCTTGGGGGTTCCGTATCGGAGAACTGAAGGGCGACTACGGCTCCCAGCAGGGCGCATGGGACGCTTGGAGTGAAGAGATGGACACCTACTGCCGCCAGGATGTGGAGGTGACCAAGAAGCTCATGCAGCACCTGATGTCTTGCGATGTCAGCGACAAGGCCGCAGAAATGGAACTGCACCTGCAAGAGATCATCTGTCAGCAGGAGCGCCACGGGTTCTTGTTTGATGTAGAGGCCGCACAGAAGCTGACGGCTGCGTTGGGAGAACGGCGGGACGAGCTACTAGAAAAGTTGCAGGAGACCTTCCCCCCTAAGCCCGCGAAGTTGCTGGGACCCTATGGGAACCAAAAGGCTCGCATGGATCGGCTCTTGGAGAACGATGGGTATGATCCGATGTCTTGGATGTTCCCTGATGTCCGCAAGAGCCTAGAGTGGTTGGGCATCAGGTTTAAGTGGGAGAAAGAGCAGCCCTTTAACCCCAACAGTGAAAAGCAGATCATCGAGCGTCTGCAAGAGATGGGATGGGAGGCTAAGGAGTTTACAGACAAGGGCCAGCCAAAGATGGACGAGCCCATCTTGCTGGAAGCTGGGCGGGAGTTCCCTGAAGCCAAGCCCTTGGTTGAGTATTCGCTAGTGACCAAGCGACTCAGCCAGATTGCTGAGGGGCGCGGGGCTTGGTTGAAGATGGTGGGGGACGATGGGCGGATGCACGGTCGCTGCAACACCATGGGCACCATCACTTATCGCTTCACCCACAGCAGCCCCAACATGGCCCAAGTGCCGGGTGTCAGAGCACCATATGGAAAGGAGTGTCGTAGCTTCTTCCATGTTGCTCCTGGGTTCCGGCTGGTTGGCTGCGATGTGTCTGGCCTTGAGCTTAGGCTCTTGGCTCACTACATGAGCCGTTGGGATGATGGTGAATACGCCAAGATCATTTTAGACGGGGACATCCACACACGGAACCAAGAGACCGCAGGCTTGTCTACTAGAGATCAAGCCAAGACCTTCATCTATGCGTTCCTGTATGGGGCAGGCGATGGCAAACTCGGTTCCATCGCTAAACCTGACGAGAAGAACGACGCCAAGTTGCGTAAGGTGGGCAAGGAGCTACGCCGACGCTTTATGGCCAAGACACCCGCGTTGGCTCGGCTGTCTGAGGCCGTCCGTGTCAAGGCTGCAAAGCACAAGAGACTTGAGGGGCTGGATGGTCGTGTGATCGTCGTGCGCTCTGCCCACAGTGCGCTGAATGCTTTGATTCAGAGTGCGGGCTCTATCGCTACTAAGACTGCTACGGTTCGTTTTCGGCACCTGATGGAGGGTGCTGGTCACCAGATGCCAGACGACTGGTGTCTAGTTGCTCATGTTCACGATGAGTGGCAAACAGAGGCTAGGGAGAGCATCGCAGATGAAACAGCAAGACTCGCCATCCAGTCCATCGAAGAAGCTGGAGACATCCTTGAACTTCGGTGCCCCATCACAGGAGAAGCCCGTGTCGGAGCAAACTGGGCAGAAACCCACTAATGATTATCTTGCTGGATATCTTGATGCAGACGGGTGTGTGCGCTTTTCTTCTGGCACGCCTCGCATTGAGATAAGCAGCGTATTCCCGTGGATCCTAGAGGAGTATATCCTGCGTTGGGGAGGGAGTATTCGGCAGATGACTAGCAAGCACAGCCGACCCGTGTGGCGGTGGATTGTCTCTGGGGACAAGGCAGAACGGTGCTTACTTGCTCTGCTTCCTTACCTGTATGTCAAGAAGGCCCAGAGCCAGTTGGTCCTTCAAGCTCGACGCATCAAGCCGGGTCCCTACAGGGAAGCAGTGATTGCCCAACTAAAGGCCCTCAAGCACCAGGAATACCATGGTTAAAGCATACGTTGATGGGGATGTAGTCATATTCAGGGCTGCACTGAATGCCGAGACCATTTGTGATTGGGGGGATGACCTCTGGTCTATCGCTGCTGATCTTCGGGAGGGTCAGGGTCACTTCAACTGCACTCTTGCTGATATCGCAGCAGACTTGGGCATCTCTAGGGAAGATGTGGTGGTTTGCGTAAGTTGCAACGGTCCCACATTTCGCCACGAGCTTCATCCGGCATACAAAGCAAACCGCACGGGACGCAAGCCTTTGATATTCCGTGCGCTCAGAGACTGGACTGTCGAGCAGGGTGCACTTCGGTGGGACCGGCTGGAAGCCGATGATGTCTTAGGCATCTTGGGAACCCGTGATCCTGAGAGCATCATCGTAACGATCGACAAGGATCTGAAGTCCGTCCCAGGCAACCACTGGAATCCTGACAAGAAGGAGAACGGTGTCGTCAAGGTCGGCCAAGACGAGGCTGACTTCTTTTTCTTGACTCAAGCGATTGCAGGAGACAGCACTGATAACTACAAGGGCGTCCCTGGCATGGGCATGGTCAAGGCAAAGAGACTGTTGGAGAAAGAGGGAGCCTCGTGGCAGACCGTTGTAGATGCCTATGCCAAGGCGGATCTTCCTGAGTCAGAGGCCCTTCTAAATGCTCGTATGGCTCGTATCCTGCGAGATTCTGATTGGAACCGAAAGAAGAACACCGTTACCCTTTGGAACCCCGCGTGAAGATATTTCTGCTGAACGGACCCCCACGAGTTGGCAAGGATACAACGGCCAACATGTTGTCGGCAATGCTGGAGAATGCCCGCATCATGCGGTTCGCTGAACCAGTCAAGATGTCGGCACACGCGATTATGCGGATGCTGAAGGGGTCTGGGACGGTTCCGCTGTGTGAGGCTTTTGATGGGTGCAAGGACGAACCAAGCCCTTACTTTAGGGGCCTAGCTCCCCGCGAAGTCTACATCGCAGTATCCGAAGATTTGTGTAAGCCTTTGTTCGGAAAGGACATCTTCGGGAAGCTGCTGGCAGAGCGCATCCAAGAGATGAAAGATCAGGGGGTTGAGAACTTCATCATCCCCGACAGCGGTTTCCAAGAGGAGGCCATGGTCCTCAAGGAGCACTTCGGAGATCAGGTGTATGTGCTGAACTTGCGTCGAAACGGCACTTGCTTTAATGGAGACAGTCGGGGCCGGATCTACCTGAAGGACAACCTGACTTATGACATCGGGAATAACGGCACCCGTGGAGACCTAAGAGTTCGGGTTTCTGAGGTTCTTCGTGACATTGAGAATGGATGGGTTCGGAGCGATGACTGAAGAGAAGCAGGCAAAGCGTCCTGGGCGTAAGTCTAAGGATCGCCAGATGTTGGAGAAGGTTCTGGAAGTAATGGAACTGGTGGATTCTGACTGCCGCCATGTCCAGACATGGCAGTTCTACAGGGAGCGCCAAGGAGAGCCGGACCCCCATATCTTCAACAGAACCCTTAAGGAACTGCGGGAGCATATGGCTGATGCCTAAAGATAACGCTGGCCATATGGATGAGGATGACGAGTTTCCGTTCATTCCGCCCGATCTTCTTGAAGCTCTAAGCAGTAAGCTGCCGGAATACATCCCGCAGCCTGGGGTTCCTCCAGAGAAGTATTGGTATGAGATCGGACGCCGTTCGGTCCTACAATATCTGCGGCAGGAATCCCTAAACCAACGCAAGAGGTAGTATGTGCAGCCCACCGACCCCCCGTCCGCCTAGCCGTCCTGCGGCACCGCCAGAGGCTCCGCTGCCTCTAGCCAAGGCGTTGCGTCCCGCACGGGCACGCCGTGACCAAGGGGGTCGTGATACGCTGTCCCGCCTGCGGATTCCCGTAGCACCTCGTCCGACGACCGCAGGAGTCCCGCAATGATGATTGACGGCCAGACCGCTGCGGGCTACTACCACAACTGCACCGCTGATCGGGAGCCCTTTCTTCGTAGGGCACGGGATGTCTCGAAGCTGACCCTGCCGAGCCTTGTGCCGCCTGAGGGTCACACGAACCAGACGCTTCCTACGCCATATCAGGGCTTGGGTGCTCGGGGTGTCAACAGTCTGGCCTCCAAGCTGCTGCTGGCTCTCTTTCCGCCGAACCAGAGTTTCATTCGGCTTCGCCTGAGCCCGGATGCTCTGGCACAGTTGGGAGAGGGCCAAGCTCGTAGTGAGGTGGACGCCGCTCTGGCAGGGATCGAGAAGGCGCTTGATGCGGAGATGGAGCGCCGTGCTCTCCGCCCGTATCTGCACGAAGCCAAGAAGCACCTGCTGGTTGCGGGCAACGCGATCCTCTACATTCCCCGCGAAGGTCAGGCCAAGGTCTACCACCTGAGGGACTTTGTCATCAAGCGGGACCCCTCGGGCAACGTGCTGGCTATGGTCATCCGTGAGGAGATCAGCCCCCGTGCGCTGCCTGAAGATGTCTTGGAATCTGCGTCGAACATCGACCCCAATGCAGAGTTTGTAGAGATTTACACCGCTATCGTTCTGGAGGACAAGAAGTATCGTGTCTTCCAAGAGGTGGGTGGTGAAGTCATCCCTGAGACGGAGGGCAGCTACAAGCCTGAGCATCTCCCCTGGATCCCGCTTCGCATGGAGCCCATCAGCGGGCAGAGCTATGGCTACGGCTACGTTGCCAGCCTGCTTGGGGATCTTGCAAGCCTTGAGGGTCTCTGGAAGGCTCTAGTGGAAGCCGCTGCGGTTTCTGCTCGGACAGTCTTCTTGGTCAACCCTGCGGCCACTACCAAGATTAGCCACCTGAATCGTGCAGAGAACGGCGCGTTTGTCAGCGGAATGGCTGATGACATCGCCCCCCTGCGTGTGGACAAGGGTGGTGATATGGGCGTGGCCTTCCAAGCTATCGAGCAGTTGACCCGAAGCCTTGGGTTCAGCTTCCTGCTCAACCAATCTGTCCAGCGTTCTGGTGAGCGCGTGACGGCAGAAGAGATCCGGTTCTTGGCTCAGGAACTGGAGGATGTCTTGGCAGGCACCTACAGCCTGCTGGCCCAAGAAGAACAACTTCCCATCGTCCGACTGATGCTCCACCAGATGGAGCGTCGGGGCGATATCCAGAAGCTGGAGGGTGTGGCTACCCCCACCATTGTTACTGGCCTTGAGGCTCTGGGCCGTGGGCACGACCTGATTCGCCTGGACACGTTCGTCCAAGGTGCCGGTCAAGTGCTCGGTCCCCAAGCCCTCATGCAGTATCTCAATGCTGGGGACTATCTGACCCGTCGAGCTACGGCAGTGGGGATCCAGTCAAGTGGCTTGATCCGATCCGAAGAAGAAGTCCAGCAGATGAACGCGATGCAGCAGCAAGCTGCGTTGACTCAGGCTGCTACCCCTGAGGCCATCCGGCAAATGGGCAAACAAATTAGTGATGGAGGCGAGTAGTGGGTGAACAACATTCCGTTCAGATTCAAGATTCAGGTGCGGTGAGCCAAGCCCCTACTCCTGATTCGGAACTTAGGGATGCTGTCGCGCAGCAAGAGGGTCAGGAGCAGGCACCTCAGGAACAACCAGAGGTCCAGTCAGAGCGCCCAGAGTGGCTCCCTGAGAAGTTCCAGTCTCCTGAGGATCTTGCCAAGGCTTATGGTGAACTAGAGAGCAAGCTGTCCGATGATGGTCAGCCCAATGCTCTTGAAGCCTTCTCCAAGGAATACGAGGAGAACGGGCAACTTGGGGATGCCAGTTATGACAAACTGGAGAAGATGGGTATCAGCCGAGATATGGTTGATCTCTACATCTCTGGTCTCCAGTCTGCCCAAGACCAAGAGTCTAAGGCTGTCTACGACATCGTTGGGGGCCAAGAGCAGTTTGAGAAGATGGCTGCTTGGGTGGGGACCAACCTTGCAGAAGGTGAGGTCAACACGCTGAACGAGATGCTGGTCCAAGGTGGGGAGTCAGCAAAGATGGCTGCTCAACTTATCAAGACCCGCTACGATCAGGTGAACGGTCGAGAGGCTTCTCTTATCCAGGGGAACGTGTCGTCCACCAGTCAGTCTACCTTCCAGTCTTACCACGAGCTTATGCAGGCCATGGGAGACCCCCGCTATCAGACGGACCCTGTATACCAAAGGCAGGTCGCTGCTCGCCTCGCAGCCAGCAAGGATTTGCTCTAATGCGTTGGCTTTACATGCTGGGGGGTGCCACTCTTTTGACTAGCTGCGGCATCCTCGACGCTGGTCAGGTCCA